CTACTCCACCTCCGCTACTCCTGGTGCGAACCTTTCCTACGCTGAACTCGTGGGCGTCAAAGGTCAGCTCGACAGCGCTAAGGCTGGCGACCCCCGCTCCTTCGTGCTGGGTGCTGGCTACGCTAACGACCTTCTGACCGACTCCTCCATCATCGGTGTTCGCGGCCTCGAAGCCCCGGTCATCGCTACTGGTAAGATTGGTCAGCTCGTCGGTGCGAACGTCTACCAGTGGACCTCTATCCCTGGTAACAGCGAAAACCTCGTCGGCTTCGCCGCGGGTGCTGACGCTATCGCCGTGGCTTCGGGTCTGCCTTACAGCGAAATCCCTGGCTTCGATATGGCCGTCGCTACCGACGACCAGAGCGGCCTCTCCATCCAGATCCTTATGGGTCAGGAGCAGAGCGGCTACTACAACGTCACCGCCACGCTGCTCTTCGGAGCTGCTGTCGGTCGCGCTACCAGCCTCGTCCGCCTGAAGTCTGCCTAATCGGCTGACTGACGGTTAAAACAAGGCCCCCAGAAATGGGGGTCTTTTTTTTGCCTAGGTCCGCAAGGGTATGAGTTTATACTCGGAGTTCCTGCAGGACGCTATGGATATGGTGGCAGACTTTGGCATCGCTGGTCAGACTTTTGACGCGAGCCTGTCCTTTTCGTGCTTACTCTCGGACCCAGTGATGAACCAGACCCTCGAAGCGGGGGGCTTTAACACCCAGACCCTACACACGGTGCGTCTGCCTGCTGTAACGGCCTCCTGGAGCCTCCCAGACGGGTCTATTGGGGCATCTGGCCCGACACTTACGGCTGGAGTCCCCATCGCCCTATTCGCCATTGGCAAGAAACTTACTGTCGGCGGGCGCCATTTGCGTATCTCGAGCCGGACCTATAAGCCTAATTCCGCTTGGATCACATTGACGGTCATTGAGGACTCTCAGTAGTCCGATGGCTTTACGCCAGGGCACAGCTGCGGAGTTCCAAGCCGCCCTTGAAAACTTTGCTGAAGAAGTGGGTTTATCAATGGAGTACGCGTCTCTTAGGGAGTCGGCTTTGATGTCTCGGGATAGCATTACCTTTACTCCTCCTTTCGAGGCCGGCGGTGGCGCTGGCGAAACAAAGCAAGCCGAACTTGTTGGCAAGCGAGCCATCTTCCGAGACGTTAATGCTATGTTCGTAGCTGAAAACGATAGGACTCGAGCTCCGGCCGCCGTCTTGCTTAATAAACTAGGTACTGCGGCAAAGATGAAAAATGCGTCTGCTTATACGCAAGCCAGAGAGCAAATTATAAAAGCAGGAATCACTTTCGACTCGGTCCTTACGAACAAGATTGTGCAAGACGGAGACCAGACTCGCTCGTTCAAAAAAGCCCAGAATTACTTTAACCAATTGGCGGTTAAATTAAACGATTACGACCGAGCAGTAGTCACTGACATCGCGGCTATCCACGACAAACTTAAGTTTAAAGGCCAAAAGAAAGGCCATCGATTAGGCGATCAGAAAGGCAAGTATATGGTACAGTCTAAAACTGAACTAGATAACTACATTAAACTGCGTCAGCAACAGGTAGGGAAACTTAAGGCCGCGTGGTGGAATTACATCGCAACGATGCCAAGACCTAAAAAGAAAGGCGTCGACCAGAACTTTGGTAAAAAAGGTGTGGCCGGCTACGTTAAGAAGTTCCCCGGCATTGTCCCTTATTTTAATATGGTTAAATCAGACAAAGGATTCGAATTAGAATTCGCCAATCCCATTGGTGATAACGATGATATCGCTACATTCTTTGGCGTTATGAATCTTGTATATGGCAACGCCCTTCAGCGTATTGAATTAGACTTAGAGCAACTGATGAACCGAGACGTCAATAACTTCTAGTTCCCCGCCCCTGCAACTTTATGACCACCGCCGTCAAAAGCATCCGCCACATCGTCGAGGCGAACCTCAAGACCTATCTGACGGCCCAAACCGAACTAGCTGGCGTGGCAATCTACACGGGAGATAGCGCAGACGATAATGTGCTTCCGAAGATTATCACGGTCTGCGACTCGGCCCGGGCCCCTGGAGACCTCCCCGAAGGCCTCGGCAATTACCTTTGTGGCGTCCGTCTGACTATCTTCTCTAACGCGGATGACACGACTTTGTCAGACCACCGCAGTCGGTGCGCCGTGATCGCAGGGATAATGCAGGACGTGGCATCGTTCCAGGCTGTCTTTACGGCCGAAGGTAACGCGAGTCTGTATGACGTTACTATCGGTTCGGAAGACGAAGGGGTAGACACCCGCAGCTGGGCCACGTCTTTCGGTTTCAATGTCCTTACTGTCATTAAGAACTAAGGTTGCCAGCCCCTGCAAAATCAAATGGCCGCTATTACCCAAGGAACCACCTGCCTCTATGGTATCGCTGGTACCGTCACGAACCTTTACGTCCAATCTTACAGCGTTTCGTCTGCCTTCAATGTGGCCGAAATGGTGATGGATGAAAACGGCATTACGAAGACCTGGCGCGGTGACGATCGTAAGAGCGAACTAAGCCTCGAAGGCGTTTGCAAGACCGGCACGGTTCCTGTGCTCGGCGCCAGCATCACTTTTGCGGTTCACGCTAACACGGCTTATGGTACGACTGGCTCGACCTCTTATGTCGGCTGGATTACCAAGATTGACGAAAAGGGTGGCAATAAGGAGTTCACGAAAGTCTCCATTACTGCTGAAGCCTACGAAGGCATCACTCCTGCCTAATTGACTTAATGCGGAACGGGGGGACACTACCCCCAGATGGACAGCCGCTTCGTCAATTCGTTCACGGTACCGACCCGGATTAAGTTTCTGGGTCGTTCCATTTACCCGTTTTGCCTAAAGCACCGACTAATGCTAATGGCCCTCGGGTCTCCGCTGGTCGAGGAAGGCAATCCCGTGACGCCTGTTGACCTGGTCATTGCGGCGCACGTTTGCTCGGACAGCCTTATCGGGGATTACGGCCTCCGCGATCGTATCTGGATAATCCGGCTAGGGCGGGACAAGGAACTTATGCTCAAGGCCGTTACGGTCTTCCGCGAGTATGTGGGTCTAGACGATTGGCCCAAGTTCTGGCCGAAGGAGACGGGGAGCAGTGGCAAGGCGTCTGACAGTGGTATCCCTTGGGTGTTAGGTGTGATTGCGGGGCTCATCCAGAACGGCATCGAGGAGGAACGGGCGTGGAATATGCCTGAGAGCCAAGCCATTTGGATGAACTCTGCTTTTTCGATGAACAAAGGGGCGGACATCTCGCTGATGACTACAGAAGAGGAAAAGTTTATGGATGACCTCCGGGAGAAGGATGCCGCCTCGGCAAAGGAAAGAGATACCAATGGCAACTAAAGAGATTCGCTATGCTATCAAAGGCACCTCCGACACTGAAAAGGTGACGAAGAAGGCCGCAGCTGATATGGGCGTAATGGACCAAGCGTTTACTAAGTTCACGTACAAGTTAAAGCACGTGGGCAATCAGATTGCTAAATCGCTTTTCCACGTCCTCGGACCTTTGGCTATTGCTCATACTGTCTTCGGGAAGATTGAGTCGGCTATCGAGGAGTATAAGCAGAAGATTAAAGAAGCAGTCGACGCTGGGTCTAAACTGACAAATCAAGCGCGTGACGCTGGCCTGAGTGTCGAGCAGTACCAGCGAGTCTCGGCGGCTACGGCTGATATGGGGTTGACGATGGATGACTATACCACGTCAAACAAGAACGCCAAGAAGGCCATTATCGAGGCCCGAGACTCAACGTCACATTACCACGAAGTGCTCAAGCGATTAGGTTTCTCAGCTGAAGACCTTATCCACGGCCGGATCACGGAGGCGCAAGTGCTGTCGGCCTTGTCTGACGCTATCAATACGACTACCGACGATACCAAACAATCTGCGATTGCGGTAGCGGCCTTTGGTGCGGAAGGGGAGAAGATGCTCAAGGTGCTCCGTGAATGGGTGGAACTTAATAAGAAGATTTCCGAGGCTAAGACCTTAACCAGCCCGTTTGCCAAAATTCTCCAGACCAAGGCCGAGAAGGAAGAGTTTGAAAAAAAGAAAGAGAATGTGGCGATTCAACGTCGTGAGGCCACTCTTGCTTATCTC